CTTTTGACACAAAATATGATTGTTTGACTTTTGGATACGAGGAATCTCTTAGTAAGATGAAAGAGATAGGACGTGAGGAAGTCAATCAATATGGCATGTATATCAAATTCTATTGCACACCTATTAACTTGATTTGACAATGTGGCAGGATTATGGTATGGAAAAAAATCTTCTCACCATTACCTACCCTTATTTTTTTCCCTCTTTAGGGTAGGTGTATTATCTACAGATACAGCCAAAAAAAGTTCCACTATCATCCTTCATCACATGTACGTTCCATGGTTCGTGATACGTGGTTAAGTGTAATCGTAGTATGTCACAGAGATCAAAGCAATCGACATCGGCAAGAAGCTCAACGCCAGCCATCATCTCTTTTGTGACGGATACCAGACTATATAGCCCGTCGTTTAGTAGTATCAGATCCATCGTTTAATCTTGTTCCATAATTTAAAACATTTTTTAATCCAGATGCTTTCATATTTATGTCAACACCATACGATTTCCATGCTTTTTTCATTAGGTTTAGTTCTAACAACAGACTAGACCATTGGCCTTGCGCTGCACCATTTACTTTTAATGTTATTATTTTTTCTTTCATAACCACAATGTAGGATTTTTTAGGATAACTGTCAAGGTCTGCCGTTATTTTTTTTCTGTCTTTTTTTGTGTTTATTCAATGACTTTGTGTGCCTGCCAGGTCTTTTCTTTGGTTTTCCACGTGGCGCTGTTACTAATCCAAATTTAGCTTTCTTTGCCACTAAATAAATCCTTTATTTGTTCTGTGCTTTGTATTGCTGGCATATAACTTATTTTACCATTTACATGTTGTTCTAAATCTGCACCACACGTCAAACATCTGAAAAATTGTTTTGTCAGCCCAACCAAAGGTGTATACTCATCACACGTCGGACAGATACCATGAACTATCTCTGCTGTTATTTTGAAATTTTTTCCTGTCATAAGCTTTCTTATTCTTTATCACAATCTGACGATAGCGTCTATCTCTTAAATGTTTTGCAATCTTATTCGATGATGAGTTTTTTGATTGACCTTGAGCCATCAATATTATCCTCTAATTCTGCAGAACCCTTCCAACATTTGTAGGTGACTGATTCAGAATAAGTTCTTTCTGCTTCACGTTTTCCGCGTAAACATTGTGCCATACCATCAACCTGCAAACGAGCTTCTTTTATTTCTGCGTTTACAAACATAAGTAGGGCTACCACAGACTCGATCATACTATTTTACCTTTGTTTTCACCTTCTTTAATTACATATCTCTGTGTACCATTCTTGCCGTGTTCCACAGATTTTTTTAATTCTTTTACATAATTCATTTGTTTAGCCTCTTTGTTTATGTGAGCTATGTAGTCTAAAACCTTTTTAGTTATTCGTCCCGTTGCCATTGTATTTCATGTCCCTGTTTGAGTCTTTTAATTTTTCGATATCTATCAAAACCTTGTCCATTTGCTTCGATAAAAACTCGATGTTTACTTTATTTAAAGCCATATCCTCGATATGTTTGTTGATACGATCCGTGGTCTTGTACAAATCCTCCAACATCATGTATTGCTCAGAATCTGCGGGCAGTGATCCCATCTGACCACGTGGCCATTTTATTCTAAACTCTGTGTTCTGATCAACGTCTTGTTCCATTATCTTGATTTTAGTATCTGCAACATTTAAACGTTCTACAATCTGAAAATAACCCATCGTGCCAAGGGCGACGATAATTATCAAACTAGCAACCGTCTTCATCGGCATCTGCACGGCAGCGGATTCAGATATTGTTAAAGGTTTTTTACTCATGTTTTGGTTTTGGTGGTGGCACTATATAGTCTTTTGATTTAATTTTCAATGTAGAGTCTCCAACTGGCTTTACACAAAAAGCTAGTAAACACAATAATATTATCAGTATTGCTGTGAAACGATAGTCCATGACCACCACCCTCTGTCATTATTTAACAATCAAAGCCACTATCAAAACGATAAACACAAGAGATTCAATCTTGTGATTATGCCAGTAATGAAAAGCTTTATCTTTTACTTTTTTAATCATTTTTTTTCTCCTCTATTTCATAGAAGAACTTGTCGGTATCTTCTGTCCGCCATGCTCTGCTATCCTCAACGTTCCATTCAGATGTCTGCACTTTCCAATCAGGAATATTATCTTTCACAGTGAAAGAAGGTATGTCCCATATACAACGATTGTTTGGCTGTGCCGCAAAATTGCCATCATCTAGGGCAATAATGTGAGCGCACTTATGCTCGTGCGGGATTTCTGAATGATCAGTGTCGAGTATGTTAGCCTCTGGGTGAGCAAAGTCAATAGTAAATAAATATTTACCTGCGTGCCATTTCTTATCTTTTCCTATATACTTACCGGCTTGTGATTCTAAAATATCCCAAGAGTGGACAGAAGGATAATAAGAAAAACAATTCCAGAGCTGTAGTTCATCAAGTCGTCTTGTGGGCACTCTGGATGGTTCAAATCC